AGTAACGTAAATGTTTGCCATCAGTGGGGCCTAAACTTCGCAAAAGTTATGGCCAGCCGGGCACGTTTGCCCACTGTACCGGGGGAGTCTTTGTGTTTCTCGGCAAAGGCATGCGTTGACATGCCTGCGCGGTGAGCGGCGGTCCTGAGAGCACCGGGCTTGTGGACGGCATGTTGCATCCATTTCCCGGTTCCGCCGCCGGATGCGTATTCCCCGCCGGAACCTAGTGTTTTCCCCGGTGAGCACTGGAGAACGGATGCTTGTCAGCACCGACTCCACCCCCACGGGCCCTTTTGTCGAGACGACCGCCAGAAGCACGACCGACGACCTTGCCGCCGTCCTTCTTCTTGGCAACAGCCCCGCCCGTCTTTTTCTCTTCGGCTTCGTGGATAACGTCCTTGTTGCCATAAGAGACCGCAGGCGTCTTGCCACCGCGCTTGAACTGATTGTGTCGGTTAGCCATTGTGATCTCCCTTAGGCGGTGACTGATTGCAGGGCTTTGAGCGTCCAAGTGTTGGACGAGGCCGCCGTAGCCGACGAGTTGATGCGAACCTGAGCGATTGGCGACAGGATCGTATAAACCACCGACAGCGCGGAGGTGGCTGAGCTGCCGACCATCCCGGATGCCGAACTCATGAGAGCCCACGTTGCCGTCGGACCCCCTTGGATCGTCGGATCATCGAGGGACATTTCGATCTGAGCGGCAGTATTGGAACTTGCAATAGATGCCGACAGCATCACAGTGGTCGATTTTGCGACCGGATTAAGCACCAATGCGGCGGTGCCTGCACTTGAGAGTGTTACGGTTTGGGCCATCTAAGCGTTCCTTCTCAGTTAACGACGAGATACCAAGTGACCTGATCATCAATCCACCCGGCAGCTGCCTGAAATGCCGAGGCAACGAGATTGTTCTGGACTGTCATCTCGCTCGCTACCTGCACAGCGGCCTGTGAACAAAGTGGAAAGATGCCGTTCAACATTGTTGTACCTCAGGACGTCGGGAAGGTGCCCCAGACAGAACGCCAGTCATAGTAGGACGGGACGTAGCGCTGGTAGCCCTTGACCAACAGGTTGTCGGTGGTGAACTCAACCGACATGTCCATCTCGAATGGCTTGCGGTTGAAGAAGATGAGGCCCTTCTGGTTGGTTTGCAGGAACCAAGCAAAGGACGATGAGAGATAGTCCCAGACCATGAAGCCTTCCTTGAGGGACTCGTTCATCCCTTGGATGGCATTCACATCGTTGGCTGAGGTGCCCGGACGCAGCTCCGAGCGGAACAGGCGAAGCGCTGTCGGCTCAAGTTGTGGCGGGATGACTGCCTTGCGGCCACGGGCATGGATCTTCAGGCCCGCGTTGTCGATCCACGTTGATCGGATCGTGATCAGCGCATTCAGCAGCGATGTTTCGTTCAGGTCTACGTCAACCGTTGGACGATTGGCGACGTTACCGGCATCGGTGGGATGCGCGGTGGAGAACAGTGCCACGCCGTCGCCGCCGACCGAGGCGTTGAAGGTCGTGCCGGTATTGAAGAGGTTGGCGGCGTAAAGCTCTTCGGTCTCCTTGAACGACTCCATGAGGCCGTCATTGGAGGGACCAAACTCTGCCTTGTAAAGATTGTCGTCGATAGCCTTGCGGGTGATCGCATAGCCAAGGCCGATCTCGAAGTGTTCGGCATTGTAGACGAAGCGCTGGCCTGCCGCGTTGTCGAACGAGGTGGGTGCGCCTTCCGTCTTAAGCTGCGCGAAGCCCAGATACCGCATCGCGGCCCTGCGCTCCAAAGCCATATTGGAGTCGGTCTGATCGTAGATCTTCGGCCATTGCCGTTCGATCATCGGGTACTTGCCGCTGATGCCCCATAGGCCCGGCAGCAACAAGTCGCGGATGGCAGCTAATGCGACAGGCATCGGTTATCTCCAGTGCCTCTTCCTCTGGGTACGGTAGGACCAGCCCTACTCTCGTTGAATACGTCAGAGGCCGTGTATTACGCTCCTCGTTATTACGAAGAGATAAGAGAAGCCGGAGGTGCCGCAGCAGCGGTAATGGTCCGGCGGATAAAGTTCAGCGGCTGAAGAACGACAACCTGCATGCCTTCAGTGCCCGTCGAGGTGCCGTTCACTCCCGGAGGCGCGTTGTTGGAATACAGATCGACGATCATGAACTGGGCATTCGAGGACAGGCCGGTGACGAGGCTCGATTGAACCGTCATCACGCTCTGGCCGGTCGTGGTATTGCCAAGCGTTGAGAGAAGAACGCTGCAAGGAACGCCCATGCCGATATTGGTTGAACCAAGGACGCCGCCGGTCGAGCCCTGCGCGATGTAAAGCTGTTCAGGATTGGAGCAGACGTTGGCTCTGATATCACCGGTCGCACCCGATCCCGGCCAATAGCTTGAGAAGGTGACGCGGTTGACGTTGGCGTTAAAGTATTCGCAGCCCATGAAGATGCCGTAGGCCGTTGTGGTAATGGCTCCCGTGGCCCCAATCGTCAGGATATATCCGGGTGCCGCGCTCGATTGAGCCACAACGTCGCCGGTAAAGATCGGCGTGGTGTTGGCTGACGAGATCAGGCGCTGTTCCAGACCTGCGGTGGGAGCGCTTCCTTCGCGCTGACCGAATTGGCGGAATCCAAAGGGGTTATTGGTGTTGGCCAAGGTATCCTCCTATCGGTGGCAAAAGAAAAAGGCCCGCAGAGCCGCGAGGCTCGATGCAGACCTTTGTGAATCTCGTTGTAGCAAAGATGGTCCCCATGATCGCTATGCGATCAGTTGCGGTGAACCATCTGGCGCAGACGGGTTAGGCTTTGGGAGGCGCTCCCAGAATCCTATACAGGATTCTCCTCAATCCTCTGGAACGGATATCCGCTCGAAGGATCTATTGATCTTGTTTCCTTGTACAGCATTCTGCGCTCTGGAATCAAGAGTGACGCCCGGAATATCTCCGCCGCGCAACGCCCGCTCTTTGATCTCAAGTTGATCGCGAGCCTTCTTGTGGTCAGCACGCTTGGCTTTGTCGGTAAGTTCTTTCGGACGCGCCATCAGAACCAGACCCTCGACATTGATTTCGCCCGGAGCATTCATCGGCATGAACATGCCGTTATAGATGCCGTCGAAGTCTTCCTGATGCACGGGTGTCCAGCCCACGCGCTCAAAGAGCTGCCGGTGCTGTGCCATTGCTTGGCCGAGGCAAGTATCCGTGACCCATTGCAGGCTCATGCCCTCCGGGATCTTGTCAGGTGAGATCCGCAGCCGGTCAGGGGTATCGTCAGCCGAGACATCGAACTGATCCCAGTTTGGCTTGGCCTTCATCTTGAACTTGTTGTGGATCTTGGGCTCTCCCGCCTCTTCAGGCTTGGCGGATAAGACTTTTCGTGGCCTACCCGGTCCCCTTTTCTCTGGTGCCGGGGCTTGGACTGTTTCTTCGCTCATTGCCTGTCTCCATACTCGCCGTTGGCTTTCATCTCGTTGATCTTCATAAGTGCCTTGGCATATTCCTCGGTGGAAATGCCGGATGCCTTGGCTGCCTCTACCTGATCTCTGGTCAAGGTGATCTTGTTGGTCTGACGCTTGCCGTTGCTGCCCGGCACATCCCGGCTTGGAGGGGCGCTCACTTGGACCTGCCTTTCGGGTTTAACCTCGATCTTCTCGGCTACCGGTGGCGCTGAGCCACCAAGTTCTTCAAGCATCTTGGCATCAACCCATTTGATATGTTCGTCTGAATGAGCGCGGAGGCCGCTCTTCTCAGCCCTATCAGCCCAATACTTCAGGGCATTAATGTTGGCAGGCGACGAGATGAATTCTGGTCTGCCCTTCAGCCACACCGACGTATTGGGCGGTAGGCCCCATGTGTCAACGATGTGGGTGGGCTGCTCAGCCCGAGCCGGTGGCGGAGGTTCTTTTGCTCTGGCCGCAAGAGCCTCTTTGCCGTCTTCGAGCTTATCAAGCCGTGCCTCTGCGCGAGCCAAACGACGATAGGCATCAGCTTGGCCTTTGGTGTCACCGAGATTGGCTGCGGTT